ACTTGTTGCCTGCCTTTATCCAAAACCCCCATCATATCCAATTCACGTTGAATCAATTCATCAGCCGTAAATGGATTCAATTGATTGTTCGGATTACGCATAATTGCGCCATTTTCATCTTTGAACGCAATGATCTGACCGCCTTTCCCGTCATCGATCAGTTCCGGATGCATGTTTTTAATTTTCTCTGTCGCTTGACTAAGCAATACCTTAGTTACACTTCCCGGGAGCTCCGGTTTAAACTTCAAATTAGCCGTAGCAGCTTGCAATGTTGATTCCACACGGATACCGAACAGTTCTTTTTGATGGTTTTGTTCAGCGTTCTGGAATTTGGTATTAAGCTCATTATATTGCCCTGTAATAGCTGCAAGATCAGCTTTAGCCTGCTTCAAAGCCTTCGCGGTCTCCGCATCGGAAGCACCATCTTGGATAGCCTTTTCCAAACGCGATTTTTCTTTTGTCAGCGTATCAATAGTGCTCTGTAGCTGTACGGCACTTTCGGCCTTTGTCTTGAACTCACCAAGTACCCTTTTCGCATAATCATACGTCTTTTCAGTGCCATTCTTTGCAATACCGGTAACAGACAAAATATCGGCATCCAAGTCACCGTATATCTTACCCGTTTTTTGAGCAATTACGCTATTTTCGTCATTTGCAGACAAAGTTGTGATAGCTGCCAACTGTTCGTCACTCAATCCGGCCAATACCGAATTTGCTTTTAAAACTTCTACTGTTAATGCCATGATTTTACCCTTTAATCATTTATGGTTAATATTATTCTTCTGCTTCTTCAGAAGATTCCTTTTTAGGCCTGCCCGGTTTCTTTGCTTCCTGAATAATGCCAGACTCTTTCAATTCAGCAAGGATTTCCGCTTTCAGGGCTTCCTTCTCAGCTTTTTTCCGTTCCTCTTCAATCCTGGCTTCCTCCTCTGCCTTAAGCCGTGCCTCTTCCTCTTCTTTAGCAGCCTTTTCTTCTGCCTTTGCAGCTTCCTCTGCTTTCTTTGCAGTTAAGTATTCGTTCGGATCGTGCAATACAGTAATGGTGTGACCATGCTTTTTCAAGTTATGATAAACACCTTCTTCGTAAGCTTTTTTACCGAACACTTGAACACGTGGTGTGCTCAATCTCTTACCTGTATCTGAATCGAACTTTCTAACTTCGATAAGGCAGTGGTACAAATGTTCTTCCCCTTTGGGAACAATGTAATTTTCCGGGGTAACGTCAAAAATAGACACGTCTTTAGTCTCCCCGTTGACTCCTGTTTTCACGAGCATAATCAAAAAATTTATTAGTTATTACTGATATCTTTTTGTCAAAAGGCACCTGTGTGCCGAATTCAAGAATGTTCATGTTCTCTCTTTCGAATCGTCGCACATAGCTTGCAAAATTCAGCTTGATACGCAGTTCATCCTCACTAATCAAATTCTTACCATAGAGATCTAAAATCTCTGTACGGGTCAAATGCCGATAAGGTTCAAGTTCTGACAGTATCAACATTCGCTGCATCTGCGTCGGATTATTCCGGTATTCCGTCTCTATGATCTGATTTTGCAACGCATCCAATTCTCCCTCACTCGCACCTGCTTCTTTTGCCGATTTATACCTTTGACGCAATTCATTAGCATCATACAGGTAAAATTCAGTACCGTAATTGACTTTCGCTGAAACAAATTGTTTACCATATCGCAAGCGACAGACGGTCTCATCGACAAATTGCTGTGCGGATTCAAATCCCTTTTTAATACGGTTCAAGACAGTGCTTTGGCTTTCGAATGCGGCTTTCACCTGCTGTTCATTGAATGCTTCACGTTGCGTTACTTCCTC